CTTGCCTTCGGCCCGTTGCCATGCCGGGGTCTTAGCCATACCCCTATTATATCACAGATTATACAGCCTTTCAATGGAGATGGACTCCACGTCGAAGACCCCGGGCGCCGTGAAGTGCAGCAGGTGAAAGCCATTCCACCACAGCTTCTTGGCCGCCTTCGCGTAGGAGAAGTCCCCCTCGGGGTCCACGAAGCAGCCGCCCACCAGAGCATGCAGCTTGGCACCATCCGCCTTGGTCCGGGTAGCCGTGGACAGCAGGTGCGAATGGCCACAGACACACGAGATGTGCTGGGACTTCAACAGGTTGTTGGCGTGATGCTCGCCGCCCTGCGGTCGACCCATGACCCCGGACACGAAGTAGTGCTGGAACACAGTCCCATAAATGGTGACCGGCTTCAGGAACGGGTGGTACTTGAGGTTGAAGGTAGGCCGGCGCTGGGCCACCAGTTGCTTCATGGTCTTCGGGAACTCCGACGTCAGCAGCCGATTGTCGGAAGCCATCCACGTGTTGTAGCGGTTCTCGTGGTTGCCCTCGTTGAGGTCGATAGGCGCACCCCCAAAGGCTGCGGCGATGGAGGCTATCCAGTCCAGCGCCTGAAAGCCGGCCTCGATGTCCTCCTGCAAAGACCTATGCGACCAGCGCGGATCATCCATGTCGTGGGTGCATAGCGAGCCGAAGTCCCACAGATCGCCGATGTGGACCACCCGGTCCAGCACCACGTTGCGGTCCTCCAAGAACGCCATCATCCGGGCGAACCGATCCAGCTTGTCGCCCGGCATCGCATGCGTGTCGGGGATCAGCAGTACAGTCTTGGGTGTCATGCCGTATCTCCTCGGCGACGGGCCTGACTGTCCAGATAAGAAGCCGTAAGGCCGGCGCTGGGGCGGTCGTCGATCAGGTCATCCGACAGGCGAGCATCCATCAGGATTAGCAGGCACGCCACGGCATGGGCCAGATGCGGCTGCTGGCTTTCGAAGTCGACGTTGTCGCCGTCCCACCATGTCATGATGTGGCGCATCGCCGCATTGTAATAGACGGACGCCGAGATCGGGTCGTGCCGCCAGTTCGTCAGGCCATACTTACGGATGCCCAGCCGCATGACCTCGCCCACCATAAACAGGGGTGCCACCGGGACACCCTCGATGCCAGGCTTCGACATCCCATAGATGGTCTTGGGATTGCCGTCCGGCAACTCCAGTGCCGTGTTCATCACAGCCCCCAGATCAGGGCAAGCACGCCGACGAACAGCGCCACCATGACGGCGACCAAGAGGAGGACCAGACCCTTGTCGAGACGGCTCAACTTGGACCAGCCACGGGGACGCACGTCTTCCTCGAAAGCCACCAGCACGAAGGCCAGCGTGATCAGCAGGATGACGGACGTGAATGCAATCTTCGTGATAATCATCTTAGGCTCCTGTGCTACCAAGCCCGCCTTCGCCGCGAGCCGTTGTTGTGAGGGCAGTCACTTCCTCGACTGCGATGGATGTGACCGGCATGATCATAAGCTGGGCGATCCGCATGCCCGGCTCGATCATCGTGTACTTTTCGCTGGGCCACTGCGGCGTGTAGGGCAGGCGCCCCAAGATCACCTTCAGTTCGCCCCGATAGTCCTCGTCGATGACGCCCGGTGCATTCAGCACGAAGACGCCTTCCCTCGCGGCGAGGCCGGAGCGGGAACAGACGAGGCCCATGTAGCCGGGCGGCAACTCGATGGCGATGCCGGTACCGATCACCTTGCACGTCCGCATGTCATCGAGACAGACGGTGTCACAGGCGAACAGGTCATAGCAGGCCGCGCCTTGCGTTGCCTTCATAGGCAGCAGCGCATTCGGCACCAGCTTCTTGAACTTGACGGTGGGTTGCATTGCGTCTCCCATCATATGCCTAGCCACTGGCATTCCTTATACTTACCGAGTGGCATGGCGTCAAGCCCATAAATGCTTAGGGACTTCTTGTGGGAGGACGGCTTGGCGTTCTTGTATATCTGAAGGTAGGACAGCTTGGCGTCAGGGTATATGGCTGCCACCACGGGGCCGTAGAATTGCATCAGCTTCTGGCGCACAGGGCGCATCCATGACAGCTTGATTTCTACGATGCAGATGTGATCGTCGGCTAGCCGCAGCAGGGCGTCAGGCTGGCAGATGCCGCTGCGCTTGGGCGTCTGGTAGTAGAGCCAGGGCGAAGCCTCGACGGTTCCGTAGATCGCCTTGAGCTTCTTGAGGACGGCCTTCTCAAATGACAGGCCAGCTTGCTGGGCGGCAGTCCGCTTCGTCTTCCTGAACTCGGGGACGTAGTCAGCATACCGCCCAACAACTGGAGAGCCCAGCCGAATGGGGGCCGGGCGCCTAGGATACTTCGCCAAGTTTACTCCGGGCCGGGCAGATACCGGCGGAAGCCATCTTCGAGGAGACGCAGCGTCAGCGCCATTTCGGCCACGTCGATGGGCGAAGTCAGCATGTGGAACGCTTGGTCGCCGTCGCTGTCAGCGTGGAAGGAGATGCCGCAGACGAAGCTCTTGATGGCGTCCTTGTTGTCCAGCAGGAACGTCGCCAGATACGCGATGGATTCCTCCCGCTCGCTCATTACTTCGGCTTCGGTGACCGTGGGCTGGGCAGTCCCCTTGAAGGAGACGATGTTATCGGTCGGTGACATAGCGGGTCCTCGCGTTCTCGACGTCCTGATGGATGTTGGTCCTGATGACGTGGATGTTGGTGCCGTTGGACGGATCAATGGCCCGCTCCATCCACACCTTCACTTCGTAGCCACGCTTGCGCCACCAGTTCTTGATGTCGGACATGAGCTTGTAGTTCGCTGCCCGGTCCGACAGGTAGTCATGCTTTGCCATTGGGCCTCCACTTCTTGAGGCCATCAGGATTCTTATCGCTGGCCTTGAGCCAATTATAGCCGACTTCCACATCGAATGGAATAATAATTTCGCGGCTCTTGCCCTTGATGTCGGCGACCGGGAACGGGAAGTGCAAGCACTCCAGCACCTGCGGCAGCAACTCGTCGGCCTTGTCGATGCGGACCTGACCCAGCACCGCGTCATGCAGGTTCAGCAGGATCTGCACATCAGCGCCCGGCTTCCCCTCGAAGCGTTCCCACAGCCGGTAGATGCCGATGTTCATGAGGACACCGACGCAGTGCTGCGGCACAAAGGCAATGGCCTCGCGCAGGGTAGCATCGTCCCAACGGCGGTTCCAGAAGTTGCGTCGGATGCCGAAGGGCGTGATCAGATGGCCCTTGGTCTGAAGCTGCTTGGCCACCCACACGTGCCAGTCGCTGATGCCGGGGAAGCGCCTGAAGTACTGCGCCTGAAAAGACTCGGCCACCTCCTTCTCGACCTTCATCTGCTGGGCCAGAGTGAACGGCTTGCCATAGTAGTTGGAGCCGTGGGCGCCCTTCTTGGTGATGTCCCGATACGAGTAGCCCCGGTAGTACTCGCGCTCGGCAAGCTCGCGGTCAGGCGGGAAGCCGAACACCATCGAGGCCACCATCGTATGGGAGTCACCACCCTCGACGGCTGCGATGTAGTTCTCGTCGCCGGACAGGTAGGCCACGATGCGGGCCTCGGCACCCTGCTGGTCCGAGTAGAACATCATGTAGCCGGGGTCGGCGATGAAGCAGGAACGGGCTTCCTTCGGGATGTTCTGGAGGTTGGACCCGATGCGGAAGGGATGCTCGCTGGACGAGAGGCGGAACGTTTCGGTGCCGGCAATGTTGAAGGATGCGTGGAAGCGGTTGGTGGGCGACAGCTTCTTCGAGAGGAACTCGACCTGCTTTTCGAGGTCGCGGATACGCAGGATGTGGTTCGCGAAGAAGGCGCCGCGCGGGTAGTTGGCTGCGATGCGCTCAAGGATTTCCCGATCCGTGCCGACCTTGGTCTCGCCCTTCTTGGACTTGGTCTGCTCCGGGATGGCGAGCAGCGTGTAGAACATATAGATAAGCTGGGGCGTGGAGTTGTGGTTGATGGTCGTGCCCCACAGCGTCTCGCACACATAGTCGAAGTTGGCCTGCACCTTGTCGGCACGGGCACGGAGGCCAGCCACAAGACGGTCACGCTTGGCTGTGTCGATTTGGACGCCGCGCCGCATCATGGTCATGATGGGACCCAGCATCAGTTCGCTGTATTCGTAGGTGGTCTTGGCCCACGCAGGCAGAAGGCCCTCGTCATAGATTTCCTTGAGGGCCATGGTCTGCATGGTATCGAGTGCGTTGTAGACGATCTCCTGATTCTCAGGAGTCGGGGTCATGTCGGTGATTGTTCGCACTGACGTTACCTTTCAGGAAGGTGTCTCGCATACGGGACAGGACGTGCAGCGTCAAGGGCGGCCCCTCGTATCCCTTAAAGAAGTTGCGGACCCTGCTCGGCTCGATGTCGGCAGCCAGACAAACCTCGTCGAAGTTCTGTGCTGTCGTACCGTACTCAACCGAAAGCCAGGCTCTGGCCTGCCGCTTGTGAGCCGCTGCCACTGGCGAGTGTGGTACTGCCGTGGCATCGATCAGCGCCTGAATAATTACGCTAGCCCACAGGCGGCGCAGGGCCGCATCATCTTCGCTCATATGGCGCCTGTCTTGTTGAAGTCCTTCTTGGCCTTGGTCCGTAGATGCTTCCACGCCCGAGTCGGAATATGAAGGGAAGCTAGGAAGCCCAAGCTCTTTTCCCATTCCGGCTGCCATGCGTGGTGACGAAGCATCGTGTCGAAGATCGGGCCACGCGGTCGTATACTATAGGCGTCGAGATAGGTCAAGTCGTAGGTCGCATTGTGGAAACCCCACGCCAGATCCTTGCGGGCAGCGAGGAAGCGGAGCCACAACCAGATGTCCAGTTCGTCCTGCTCGGACCACTGCGACCGGTAGGCCATGTCTTCCAGTTGCACGTACAGACAGCAGTCCGACGAGGTCGAGACCGAGAACTCCGTAATACGGCAGGACTTGTTGGTCTCCACGTCGAAGACGATCTGGTCGCCGATGTGCTGCGTCGAGAACGCATACAGATCAGCGATGGTGTCCGGCAGGTAGATGGTCCGGGGCTTATCGACGAACCGCTGCTTCGCCTTACGCATAGCTGACACTACGACGGGCCGCTCGTTCCACGCCAGCCTAGCGTACAGGGCTGGGGCGTAGGTCGGCACCACCTGCATGCCTTCGACAAAGGGGCTGTCCACATGGGTGCCCCGGTAGGTGTCGATCTTGTACTCGCCGGTCAGGCAGAACATGGCATGCGGACCCAGCGTCAACACCACATCGCAACCGCGCAGCCTCTCGACCAGCTTGTCTCGGGACGCCTTGGCGAAGGGCAGCAGTTCCCCGCCGACCTTCCCGCCCACAAACAGGGTGCCCCACTTCTGGACGTAGGCAGGGTGCGCGAATGTGATGATGTCAGGCTTGAAGCCGGCCAGCTTCATCAGTTCGCTGGTGACCTGCCACTCCCACTCCGACATGACGTTGCCGTCAGCCGCATCGACAGAGGGCCAATCAACGACCAGTGCTGTCTTCATCGAAGGGAAGCTCCAACTGGATGGGCACAATCACAACTTGGGTGCGGCGATCCGTAGTCGACGTAGAGACAGGCGCCTCGATGCCCTGCTCCCGCCGCCACCTTTCGCGTTCGATCTCCAGCCTTGCAGCCGGGCTGTAGTTCCTACCCACCTTATCGCTCCCTGTAGAAAACGAGTTCGCCGATTCTAGCAGTTCGTTCCATGTGTGACCAGCGTCGAACGCTCGTGTCATGGAAGAAGATCGCGCCGTTCACCATGTCGATGTAGTCGAAGACGGCCACATAGGCTGCGACTTGGGCGACATGCCACGGGAGCGGATCACGAGGCCGGCGGGTTGCGTTGGTGCAGACCCACGTGAACTGACAGCCGCGCGAGTCCCGCTGGAAGACTACGCCGCAAATGTCAGAGCGGAAACGACCATCCTCGACGCGGTTCAGGACAACTTGGGCGACCGCAACTTGGGCATTGAACGGCTGGTTGCGCGCTTCCCAGTACACTGCCTTCGCCAGACATTCCATCTGGCGGCTGGGGTTTGCATGCGCCTTCAAGGGTAGCCAGCAGAGCAGCAGCGTCAGCACGCCTAGCTTCCACCTCACGTTCGACCTCATTCATCGCTTTCCTTGTTGCGTGCCACGCTTGGGACAGCAGGTCCGACGCTCGATAGTCGTAGTCCGGGGGATGCGTCCCGATCAGGACGGCCTTGGCTACGGCCAGCAGCAGATCGCGTTCGGCGTCAGTCATCGGACACTCCGAAGATCATGAAGCCGGCCATGATTACGGCGGCGGTCAAGATGATTATCTCGGGCCATGTCATGTGTCGGTCTCCATCTGCGCGGCCAGCATGGCATCGGCGCCGTGGGTCAGGCCGGCATCGCGCAGCATTTCCTCGGCCAGCTTGACGGCAGCGAACAGGCGGTTGCGCTCGGACTGGAGTAGTTCCATCGAGGCGACGAGGCGGGACATATCCATAGCCGTGATGCGGCCGTCGTTCTTGGAGTGCATGTACAGGCGACGGGCCTGCGCAACTGCGCTATCGGACATCTTTCTTCTCCTGCCGCATAGCCTGGAAGTCCTCGATGGTGAGGGGAGCAGGCTCGCCGGCTGCCACGAGGATCTCGGTGACCCTGCGGCGAAGCTCGTGTGCGGGGGTGGTCTCAGTGTGGAAGACTTCGAGGATCACGTGAGTACCCTCCTGAAAGTGGAAAGGGGTAGACCGAAGCCTACCCCCTCCCCGTGCCGTTAGGCGGCCTTCTTGTTGTTCATGTACCAGTCGACCGAGTAGTAGCGGTCCACCTTGAGACGCGGCGTATTCAGCGGCGTGCCGTCACGGTTGGAAGTCTCGTGCGACACAGACACCACCACGTCATTGCCCGGCAGGATGTCAGCCACGTCCCGGATCGTCTCGCCCACAACGTCGGCTGAGATACGAGCAAGGCGCTCCTGCACGTAACCGATAGTCTTCTCCGTGATCCACTGGGTATCGCGGAGGCGGCACTTCGCAAGCTCGACGCCTTCCATGTCTTCGTTGTGCATCGGCTCCGTCACCGTGAAGGTAAGCTCGATGCCCTGCGTACCGGAGTTCGCCTTGACGAACTTGACGGACTGGACCGTCACCAGATAGTCACCCGCCGGGGCCTGCCGGAAAGCCGGACGCTCCGAAGCGGTGTTCTCGATCACGGTGTCGAAAAGATCAGCCACTTGCATTCTCCATCTTGGGTTTGTCACTACGAGGTGACGGGGCATAGATACATCTGGAGTACGGCCCCGTCAAGCGTATGTCTCCAGAAATCTCACTTCATCTTCAGGTCCACGCCCGGCCCAATCTTGATGCCCGCAGACTCAAGTTGGTGCTTTGTGAATTCGGCCAAGCGATTTTTCGGAATCGAGCCAAGCACACAGTTGCTCGCACTCCTCCTTTGATAAATACTTTTTTCAAGGTTGTTGAGGCGCTTGACGGTAAGGCCCGCCTCACGAAGCCGGGGTCCACCGACCGGCATGCTATGCTTCTCCTATCTCGAAGGCGCGGCGAAGCCTTTCCACAACGGAGCTACATTCCTCGCGCACCACCACATGGTTTTCTTGCCCGTAGATGATCTCAGTCAAGCCTTCAACTTTAGGATGTGGCTGGGCTGTATGGATAGACTTCGCATTGATGTAGATGACGTTTAGCGGAGCCTTGTGCGTAGTCTCGAACTCAAGCATGCACGGCATGTTACTTACTCCCGGTCAGGCGATCAAGCATGGACGCGAGGTCGAACTCCTCGACGGGCTTGATCAGGTTAGGTACGGAGGAACGCAGCGAAGCCTTGTCGGTGGCGCTGGTCTTGAAGGTACGCTTACCATCGCGCCCGACTTCGAGGTGCCAGATGTCAGAGAAGTAGGTCTGCATCTTCTTCGAGAACTTCTCGCCCACCCCGACCGGGATGTCACGGGCCTTGCCCATGATCCTCCCCTGTTCGTCCTTCTCGCCGGTCTGCATGATGTGCGTCAGCAGAACAACGGAAGCTCCGATCTTAGGCCCGGTCAGCCGGTCGAGGATCGCGCCGTAGTAAGTGCCCGCCACATTGTACAGCGACCGCTTGTCCCGCTTCACCTCGGCATCTTCATTGGATGCGAGCAGCAGCAGTTCACCAAGGAAGGTGCCGCTGTCCACCACGATGACATCCTTCGAAGTCATGTTTGAGGAAGGGCCAAGATCCTCGGTCGCCGTCTTCCAGTGCAACAACATCTTGCCGAAGTGCAGCATTGCTGCATGGGCATCGCGTGTCGCCGTAGCAGAGTCCCCGAAAATGTTTGCGGTGGTGCTCTTCGCGACAACATATGGATTGATGTAGACCTCGCCAGCACCCGGCTTCAGGTAGGACCCGATGACGCGGCTGTTGTTATCGAAGTCGTGGATCATCAGGCGGTAGCCGGCATTGGCGAGTTGTGCCAGGGCGCCGGTCTTACCAGCCGCAGGTTCGCCACAGATCAGGATGCGAGGCGGGAGCGCCGTCTCTTCGAACTTAGCCACCGAACAAAATCTCCTCTGCGGATTGCTTGCGGATGTTACGTGGATCTGTTTGCCATTGCGGACACAGATGCGCCACCTGACACCAGTCTTGGCATCGAACAGCTTCACCCGGCCGATACTCAACATACAACGAAGACGCTGTGCTGGCAAGCTGTTCCGCATCGACGGGATTGTCGAAGACCCGGATCGCCTTGGCAGCACCCCGCTTGTGGACAGCCCACTTGGCAGGCTTGGCCCAGACATCAGCGTCGGTGCAGGACGCAGGCTCTGCTGCCTGATGCAGACGCACACGCTCCTCGATGAAAGCGTCAGCCTGCTCCGACGTCCAGAGCGGAACCTCCAGCCTGATGACGGGCGCCTGCGGATAGTCCTGCGACCGGCGGCTCTGGCTCTTGGACCAGTCGCGCAGGATCGCAAGGATGGCAACCGCAGGAATGCTCATGCCCTTC